GCCGATAAATGGAACTCCAATAATTATTCCTACTACTGCTTCATTAGATAAATTAGGCAACATCTGCGCTCACCCCATATTTATCAAGCCAATATGCAGAGATTTCAGCCTTAGATAAACGGCCTCTAAGCTGCTTCTTACCCATCCGCTCTTTAGCGAATCGTCTTATTATTGATCCCTTAACCCAATTTGTCTCATCAGTCCAAGCCCCTGCTTGAGAATCAAATCGAATTGTGATTATTTTATTAGACACCATTCTGCCTTCCCTGAGATTAATAGCTGAAGGTCAGCACTAATTGATTTCCAAAGTTGCTTTTTATTTTCAGCCATAGCAACCAAGCCAGTTCGGTCATCAAATGCATCAAGCTGATAGCCCTCTGGAAGATTTAGTTGATATTCAATTACCCCTGCGTTTTGATGCAAATAGATTTGCAGATTGTGCTGCTGGGCTAATTGATAACATTGCTCTTTATTTACCATTTTGCTCCCGTTCTGTAATCCCTAAATGGATTTACGGGCTAAATGTATTTGCTTAAATCTATTTAGACAAGTAGCAGCTCGGCGTGGCGAATATCAAGATAACCAGCCAGTCTTTCGTTGGTTGCTTTATTGGCAAAATCGGTAGTTATTGGCAATCGCTTCAAAGCCCACTCAGGCTCGATTAGAGCCCCTAAATCGAACTGGTATATCCCTCTAGGTGTCGAGTTAATATAAAGGGTCTTAGCGCCCGTCCTAGCCCTTATATCGGCCAGATAATCCCACTTCTTCTTCTCGATAAGCAAAGTATCGTAATGAGTTCTACGGCATTTTAACTCAATATAAGAATCGCTGGTAATGCCATCTGCTCGGTCGGTCGCTGATAAGGGCGTCAAGTCTGGATAAAGCGACTTGAGAGCCTCAAAGAGTTCAACCTCTCGAAAGTAGATTAGTTGTCCTCTTCTCCATCTTCCCAACCAATCTTCTTAATTGGGTCATCGGCAGGGACTATCCAATCGGGATAAGAGCTGCGATCCATAGCAAAGGCCAAGGCCGTTCCCTCATCCATCCCTGCTCTGCGACAAGCTTTATAAACTTCATTGGCTGCAATAGCCCAGAAATCAAGCTTAGTTAAAGGCGTCTCTTTAGTAGTCCTGCGTCTTTTCGGACGCTTAACTGGCTTTTTACTTACGCGCTTTCGCGTTGCCATTTCTGACCCCTTTCGCTAGGGCCAATTCTAGCTGAGACTCCATTTTATCTAGGCGCGACACTATTGGAATATTCTCCAATTTAATTATGTAGCGAAGGCCAGCAATCAGTAAGGCTATAGATCCTAGAACTGAAGCGACTAAGGTGGCCAATTCAGCCGCTGCCATTAACGGACTTTGCCGTAACGCTCATAATTTGGATTGAGCCAGTTGATGATGCTAGGCAAGACTGATACTAGAGCTGCATTTGCAATGGCAGCAGGGTCGAATCCCACCGCTAGGTAAGTCGCTAGTGCTGCTGCTAGAAATGCTTTGCCCCAGCTTTCGGCGGCTTTTTTTAGGTCTCTCATTAGATTCTCCTTCGAGCTCGAAATAACTGCCATCTTTGTCTCCCAAAGTTGTAAATGAAATATGAAAATGCGAGCGATGAGGATTTGCGCCTCTGTAAGCTCTGCGCTTCCATCCGAGTATCGGACTCATTATCTTGCCATCAAAGATAATGTATTTAATTCTTTTATCGCCGTTCTTTGCTAACTTACGAATCTTCTCGACCAGCGCATAACATTCCTCTTTATGTGCCGATAAGTCAGAATCTATATCTATAGCTCTAACGATTCCATCTCTTGGTATATGGTCAGAAGTGCCTTTAGAGAGGTGACGAGAATCCGCAATCCAACCATCAGACTTACGATCCCTATCAGGATAATCGTCATCAATCTGCTCCCGAAGTTGAATACCTGCTGCACATAATTTAGGCATATTAGTTATATAGCACAATCCCTCAAGATTATGCTAGAAGCAGTTTAGCCTCATCCTCAGTAATCCCTAGCCGATGTAGCAGGGCTGCCTTTTGGGCGGCCTTTGCCTCGGCTTCAACTAATTCATCAGCCTTAACCTGCTCAATAGCTGCATCTATTTCTGCTTCACTAGGTGGATTACCATCTAAGACATCCCATTTAATTGATGAGTAATCAACTTCCTGAAATGAAAATTCTGCGCTAGGTCTTAAAAACTTAATTGCTTTGACTAAATCTGCTGCTTGCATTATGCACCTATTTCTAAAAGTGTTATTTGTGAATTACCAAAAGAAGTATATTTATACTGCGCTTGAACACTAACGCCACTTGCAAATGCTGCTATCTGAACTTTATAAGTAGTCGCGCTAGTAGTTGCTGGACTATCGTAATAATGAGAAGTTAAATCTATTACAGGACTAGCGGCCGACCCTGTGTTTCCTATCAATAACATACCATTTATGGCAGTTGCACCGCGCACAATTTGCCAAGCGCCATAAGCATCACTTGCTGGCGAACCCTGCAAAATATACAACGGCACAGTAATGATAACTAATATTTTGCTAGTATTTAATGTCGGTGTTATTGTTGCGGTTAAACCTGTATCAGTCATTGATGTGCTGGTTACAGTTGTTAGAGTTGAATATTGAGCATTTACAACCTGCAACACTTTTCCGCCACCAGCAGGAGCAGCCCATTTAATTTTTCCATCAACTGAATTATCAACTGTTAAAACATTTCCATTTGATCCAATTGCTAAACGCTGCAAAGCATCAGCGGCATCTCCAACTAATAAATCTCCTTCGGCATCAATTGTAGTAGTTGCCGTATTAGTGATTACTGGTATTGGGCCAGTTCCTGAAGCTATTGAAATACCAGTTCCAGCTTGGACTTCAGTTATATCGCCTTGATCATTGGCTATCCAAGTATAATCTAAATCAGTATTAGAAGCTTTGCTTAAAATTTGTCCTGTAGTGCCACCCTTAAGATCGATAAATGAAGTATCTATAGAATTGCCAAGGGTTCTAATGGCAGCTGCGCCATCCTTAACTAAATCTGTATCATCTGGCGTTTCCCAGTTGAAATTGGTCGTATTGGCCATTAACTAATAACTCCTATCGCGTCTTGCCATTCTAGCGTATTAAGAACACTATTCCAGCTTTCAGCCGCATTGACTTGAGCCCATTGTTGGGCAATTGCCGAGAACTCTGTTGGGGTAGCTAAGAAGGTGATTGAGAGGCCTGAAACTGAAGCGCTAAAAGACCAGCCTTCGACAAAGCCAGTAAATTCGCCACCTAAGATATTAAGGGGAAGATTAGTAATTCGGACTGGCTGGCCCATAAATATATTTAATAAAGCGTCTCTATCCGCGTCATCAATTTCAGGGGACTCAAGTGCAAAAGTAATCGATTGAAAGGTATTTCTAGGATAAGACCTAAGATCAATAAGACGATCTGCTACATCCTCTACATCGGCGGCGTTCTTAAGATAACTGTTAAATTGCTCGGCAAATAGGCCAAAGGTGGCTTGAGAAGTTGTGTCTTCGGCCGTATAGGAGCTATTAAAGTTATTACCATAATCCATCACAATTTTATTGACTAAGTCTCCTTGACGCTGAATAACGCCAATGCCAGAAGCTATAGCTTGCCGAGCGTCTAAATCTGTGTAGCCATTAGCCACTAAATAATCTTGGCGATGGCTGGCATCTGCATAACCTATGAGGCCATTAGCATCTTCATAAAGATAGCCTAAAGCTGAGTTAGCAATCTCATTGGCTATTGGGGCAATTACGCTATCGGTAATCTGTCGGCTGACCATTGTGTATTCGCCAGCATCAATTTCTCCAAGACCGATATTGCCAGCCTGAGCCCAAGTTTCGGTGGCATTGTAAGTTGCCCAAGTTTGAGCTGGTGAAAGTTCATTCCAAGAATTAAGAAGCAAGTCGTCTAGCAAATCTGTTATCTGAGCGCCATCTAGCCCTTCAGCCAAATTGCCATCAAAAATAGCTCTTTGTAATCTTGAAAGTGCTCCAACGGCCGTAATTCTTAAGCTAGTTATAACTGCACTTGATCCTGCGCTTTGAACAGCTTGGCGAAGGTCTGAAATCCGACCGCCAAAGATTGCCACATAATCTCCATTGGAATCTTTGATTTCTATTGTTACTGCGCTATTAATTGTGAAAGTGTAATTAGTGCCATCGGTATTAATGACTTGAAGCGAGCAATAGCCTGGGGGAGTAGGAGAATTAATATCTTGGCGGCCAGAAGTGATAGTTAAATTGCTCAAAGTTACTGCAGTAAGCGTATCTCCATTAACTTTAATTCGCCATTCAGGAGTCCAAAGGGTCATAGAATTTGAGCTTCAGTCAATAGATTACCGCCGCCGCCAGTTCCGCGATTAGTAGAATTGTTAAGCGCCAAGATAACTGCTCTGGTAAATCCTTCTTCATCTATGGCTGATGGGGCATTAACATTGACAATAACATTTCCGCGCTCTTCGCCTCGTCTAGCGGCTGCTACATCAAAGCTAGAAGGGATGGCATTACCGCTCGGGGTTTTAATTATTGGAGCTGAAGCAACTGCAGGTGCATTATTAGATCTGGTAGTGCCTGCTGGACTTGCACTCTGAGTAATCGCAGGTGCTCCTGTTGTTTTCGGTATAGATGCGCCTGTTGTAAAGCCACTAGGCAAACTTGC